CTATACAATGAAGATTTAAATGGTAATAACATCGATTATAATACTGTCAATTATAATAGAGACACATTCTTCACAATTCAACCCATTCACGCCCCCAATTACTCGGGACAAACGAATAAGCCATTCAATAACTACGGGCAGATGCTGACGCTCGGTGGCAGGTATTCTTACTTTCCGTTTCGGTTAGCTTTTGGTCACAGTAATGCAGAATTATATATTCAATACGGAGGCTATAAAACTGCATCAACATTTAACTTTCAGGGTTGCTCGTGGCGAAGAGTATTGAATAATGTCAACTTCGCAGAATACGCCCTTCCTCTCACAGGCGGAACCGTCAGCAACACCGCCATCACCACTGCCAAGACGGTACTGGACGTGGTTGCCGGAGTGTCATCGCCAAGCACCAGCAACAATGTCTATGGCATTAAAGCGACACTGACACAAACGGGTTCTAACGTCAATACCAATTCTGCCGCCATCTACGGTGTTGCATCGGCAGGCTATGCCGGCTTGTTCTCGGGTATGGTAAAAGTATCGTCCACACTCACGGCCAACAGTGTGAGCGCGGCCACCGTCTATCAGACATCAGACGACCGTCTGAAGGACTACGTGGGCGATTTCCACTTTGCGCTGGCCGACATTGATAAAATACCGCTACGCTTTTTCACCTTCAAGGACGACCCCGACAAACGTGTGCTGATTGGCACATCGGCACAGGCCGTACAGAAGGTTCTGCCCGAGATTGTGGGCAGCAGCCGCACCGCCAGCGAGGAGGATAGCGAAGAGTATCTGAACGTTGACTACTCGAAACTGGCGCTTGTGGCGCTCGACTGTGTGCGCCAGCTTCGCGACGAGGTGGCCGCCCTGCGTGCCGAGATTGAGGAACTGAAACGCGGGAGGTGACCATGGCAAGCTATCTGTCGCTCAACGCCGATGAGGCATACAAACTTGGAGGAAAGTACAATGGCGAGACCGGCTCAAACCGGCATAAAGTAATCACCTACGACCAGGTTGGTGGCCCGTGGTTCTCGCAGCACGGCGTCACCTACCGCAATACCACTGGTTTCAGCGGCAGCACTCGTGTTATGGCCAAGGCCGATGTCTATCAGACAACACAACAGCAACAACAGGCGACCACCTTCAACTCTCTTGTTCTGCCCGCCGCCTCGCGTGAGGTAACACAGGGACGCTACGCCATGGCAGGTCCGCTCATTGGCGACACCACTGGCGGAAATTATGAAGACTATTTTCCATTCCATATCGAGCCGCTATTCGACGACCAACAAGGTAATTCAGTACCCAATCCGTACTACACTGGCGAAATCACCACGCAAGGGGAGTTCAACTACGGTGGCATCTACCTCATCTACACCGAGACAGAGCCGGCCGGTTTAGAGAGTTTTGGTGTCGAGAATGGAACGCCTTGCATACGCGACTATAGGACTCCGAACACAGGAAATACTATACGTGTGAGCAATTTTCTGCGCATCCGTCTTGGTGGTTTGCCGTATAGTAGTGACGGCCTCAACATGATTAAAGGTAAAAAGTTCGGCTTCGTCTGCGGCAACAATCCAGCCTCGGTGGCCTACGTGGCCCAACAAGTGAGCTACCCGAGCAACACACAGTATTTCCATGTGGGAACGGGAGTAACGCACGGCGGTTTTGTCTCGGCCACATCGACACAATACACCAAAGTGACCTTCGGTGACATAGAGATAGCCATACCACCACAGTCGGCCTTGGAGCGCGCAGGGTTCAACAGCGACGGATTTATGATAAAATTCAAGAGCAACGCCACGTTCAACGACTACGGCTACGAGGTGCTGCCCATAATCTACACTGTGAGCAATACTACTTATTATGCAATAATCTATATAGAATACTGATTATGAGAACCGCTATCTGCACTTTGGCCAAAATGGAGAACGCCTATATTGCCGAATGGGTGCGCTACCACCTACAGGCGGGCTTAGGCCACATTTTTATCTACGACAACAATCTGCCCGGCTATGCGCCGCTGGCCGACTGCATTGCTGCCGACCTTGCGGAGCGTGTGACTATTGTCGATTGGCGCGAGCGGCAGTTCGAGGGGCACACGCCCAACGTGGAGGTGTACAACGACTGGCTTACCACCAACGCCGACAACTACGACTGGTGCGCGTTTGTGGACGTTGACGAGTTCATCCGCCTCGGGCGTCCGCTTGAAGATGTGCTTGGCGGTGTGCCCGAAATTTTCGACGCCATGCTGCTCAACTGGCACGTGATTGGTGACAGCGGCATAATTGAGGGTGACGAGAGCGTGGCGGTTCAGGAACGGCTCACTGTTGGGGGTTCAACCACCGACCGCTTTCTGTTCAAAACCATTCTGCGCTGCCGCCCCGAGATGCGGGCAATAAACCCATCGACGTTCGCCCTCGACGAGACACTGTTTACTGTGCCTTACTGCGACTGCAACTATCTGGCACCGCTAATGACCAACAGCCAGCTGATAACGTTGGACGAGTACGACTGCTGGATTGACCACTACGCCACCAAGACGCTGGCAGAGTTTCTGAAATACAAAATGCCGAGACTGAACGGCGAGCACTTTGGAACGGGACTCGACTACTTCTACCGCTACAACGAGCGCACACCAGAGAAAGACGCCTACGCCGAGGCGTGGTTTGAGAATTTAAACCAGGATTTAAATGGCGATTAAAGGGAGGTTAAAGATTATGCAGCCACTTGGAAATATCACTATTCTGCCAATCGGTATGTCTGAACAACGCAATTAGGAAATAGATAAAAAGCCCCGTTATTATAAATGTCCCTATCATATTAATTCAATTTTTAACCTAATACGCACTATGAGTAATAAGGTTTCATTGGAAGTAGAAATAATTGGCAAAGACGGCAGTCTTCAAAAAATGACAGCATCTGTTGGCAATCTTGATGAAGCAATCAAAGAAGTTGTTGAATCAGCAGGAAAAGTCCCCAAGAAACTTAATGACTGGGGTACTGCCGCTGTCGTTTTCAACTCCCTGAATCAAGTTATTGGCACTATCAACGACCAAATCCAAAAGGTCGCATCATCGTTCAACTCGTTCGACCAATCGATGCGAGCTGTCAACACAATGGCAGGACTCAACGAGGAGCAGTTCAAGGAAATGAAGGACAGCATCAGCGAGTTGGGAAAGGTGATTCCGAAAACCCGAGAAGAACTTGCCGACGGTCTCTATCAGGTAATATCGAACGGCGTGCCCGAGGACAACTGGCTGTCGTTCCTTGAGGCTTCGGCAAAGGCTTCGGTGGGTGGTATAGCCGATTTGGGGCAGACCGTAACCGTCACCTCAACCATTATAAAGAACTATGGCCTGTCGTGGGAGAAAGCGGCCGACATCCAGGACAAAATACAAATGACCGCCAAAAACGGCGTGACATCGTTCGAGCAGTTGGCGGCAGCCTTGCCGCGTGTTACTGGTTCGGCGGCCACGTTGGGTGTCAGCATCGACGAGCTTATGGCAACCTTTGCCACGCTGACAGGCGTGTCGGGTAACACGGCCGAGGTGAGCACACAGTTGAGCGCGATATTCACTGCACTTATCAAGCCATCGTCGGAGGCAGCAAAAATGGCCGAAGAGATGGGCATAAAGTTCGATGCGTCGGTTATTCAGGCGGCTGGCGGTATGGACCAGTTCCTGTCGCAACTGGATGAGTGCGTCAAAGAATATTCGGCAACGTCGGGCGTGCTGGAGACAGAGGTATATGGCCGACTGTTCGGCTCTGCCGAGGCTGTCCGCGCACTTATTCCGATAACAGGCAATCTGGCCGAGAAATACTCGCAGAACGTGGCGGCAATGGCTGATGCCACTGGCACTATCGATGAGGCTTGCGGTCAGATGTCGCAAACGGGTGAGGCTCAATCGATAATGTGGCGCAACAACCTTGCAGCGATGACCGACTGGCTTGGCGGCCTGTTGAGTTCAAAAGCCCCGATGACAGAGTTTATCACGTCGGCTGGGCAGAGCGTGACATCGATAATGGCCATCGGAACCGCGCTGAAGGCTATTATGGCTACTGAACAGGCACAACTGATAATTACAAAAACCATCACGCTGGCCACAAAGGCGTGGTCGGTGGTGCAAATGGCGCTCAACGCCATAATGTCGGCCAACCCGATAGCCATTATTGTGCTTGCCATTGCGGCGTTAGTTGCTGGAATTGTGGCGGCATATCAGAAGTGCGAAAAGTTTCGTATGGTGTGCGATGTGCTTTGGGCGGCCATAAAGAAGGTAGCGCAGATTGTTTGGGATTGGCTTGTGAAGTCGTTTAAAGACGCTGTGGCAGGGGTGATAACAATCTGGGATTGGATTAAGAAACTGGCTGGCATTCTGTGGGACAGTCTTGTAAAGGCGTTCAACATCTGCAAGGATGCCATTGTCGATTTTTGGAACAACGCCGACGGCCTGCGCAGGGTTCTTAACGCCGTGTGGGAGGTCATAAAGACAGGCGCCAAGCTGATTTGGGACAACCTTGTGGCCGCGTTTGAGAAAGTGTCGGGCGCAATCAAAAAGGCATGGAACTGGCTTAAAAAGTTTGTTGGTTGGGGCAAAGATGACAATAAAGACAGCGTCGACGCGCTTGAAGACGAGGCTGATGCCGCCAAAAAGACAGGCGAAGCCTACGAGGAACTGAACAAAAAGAAAGGCTCGATTAAAGTTGAGGGCGGTGCGGCAAAAACACCTGCCAAATCAGGCGGAAAGCCTGCCGCACCAGCAGGCTCAATAGCCGCCATCGACGCGCGCATACAGTCGCTGCGCACAGAGTTATCGCTGGCAATAGACACTGAGAGCCGCGCCAAAGTACAAAGCCAGTTGGACGACCTCGAGGCGCAGAAACACATTATTGAGTTCGAAACCCAACTCAAAATGAACGGCATTGACAGCATCCGCGAGGCGCTGCCACAAGTGAAAATGGAGCCTATCGACATTACAGTGACGGGGCTGCCCGGACTTAAAGCCGCTGATACTGGACTGAAGACAATTGATACCAGCGAAAAGAAATTAGACACCACACAAAAAAAAGTGGCACGAGATGGCAAGAAACTTAATGAAGTAATGGACGCCACGGGAGAACTCACAGGCAACACCAGCAAGGCCATACGCGCATTAACAAAGGACGACAACAATGCGGCTGCCGCCTGGATTGACTACGGTGCAGCAGTGGCGCAGTCGTGCGTACAAATGATTGCTTCCATTTTGGCGCTGATTCCTGCAAAGAAAGCCGAACAGCAACAGAGCCAGCAGAACACCACAGCCAATGTGGCAGAGGCAGCTTCAGGTCTGTTCAGCGGTTTTGCTGAAATTCCGATTGTTGGCATCATTTTAGCCCTTGCCGCCGTAGCGGGAATGGTGGCCACAATGATGAGCTTGCCGAAGTTTGCGGCTGGTGGTATTGCCTATGGTCCCACAATGGGTCTGTTTGGCGAGTACCCGGGCGCGGCCAACAACCCCGAGGTGGTGGCGCCGTTGAGCAAACTCAAATCGCTGCTCAACACCGACTCAGAAATGGGCGGACGCGTGCAGTTCGAGATTAAAGGCCGCCGTCTGGTTGGCGTGCTCAACCGTGAAAACACACTCGGCGCGCGCAGGTAGACAATGACTGATTATTCTAAATTCTAAAATCTGAATTAAAATGAACGTTCCGTACTATCCGCTAATAACCGGCAATTTTTTAGACAAAGAGGGTCGTGTAATCACTTTTCAAATCTACCGTACCGATGTTACCAGTGCGCCGGCAAGCGGTTCGGATTTTGCCGCATGGGGCACAGCCGATTGGCGTGTGCCAGGCGAGGAACCGATAATTATTGAATGGGACAGCAGCAAACGCGACACAATAATCGGCTCAACTTGCACTATTCAGCTTGTATCGCCATACGATGGTGCGCTACTGCCGCTTTACACCAGCCAACCAGGACTCTATTGCTGCAAAATAACACGTTCAACATGGGGTGGCGGTCAAGTCAATGACGTGTGGTTCGGTTGGCTTGACACCGAGTTCTATGAGGAGCCATTCACCGATATTAAAGACTACGAGGTGACACTTACCTTCAGCGACTTTGCGCTGTTAAAACGTAAGATATTTAACTCGTCTGATTTGGGCGACATGGCTACCATTGAAAGTATTGTGAATGCTGCGCGTGACATCTGTTTTCCCGAGTCGACGCCCACGTCTGTCACCACAAACATAAGCACAGTAACACCCGCAGGAGCGTCAGTGCTGACAGGTCTGAATGTCAGGACATCGAATTTCACTGATGAGAATGGTGAAACAATGACTTGGTACGATGTGTTGGAATCAGTGCTCAAACCATTAGCCCTACGCATAGAGCAACGAAAAAGCACCGTGCATCTGTACGACATGAACGCTTTGGCAATACTGTACGCGCCTCTGCCCGATGAGGCTTATGACCGGATACATTTGCTGCAAGTATGGCAAGGAAATGTGTCAGATTGGGAAAGCGCACAGTATCGCGTCGGTGTGTTCGAAACTCTCGACGAAGCCGAGGAATATTTCAACGAGCATTACGATGGCACATACCGGCACGGCAACATAACAATTATGCGCAAGGACTTTAGCGATATATATTCCGACGAGAACTACATTGAGCCTGTGGCTGTTGATTGGTGCAGCACCGACCAAACACTCGCAGTGGATGAGACTTTTAATAAAGTGAAAATCACATTTTCTCCCTATGCCGACACAACGTTGTTCGATGGTGACAAAATTGACTTTGAAACCAACCTTGACCTTGGCACTGTCAAAAACGGATATGGCTACGAAAGCACCGAAGAGTACGACTCTTTCCAGATAAGACTACAGACATTGCCCAACAACAACCTGCCAGATGGCATCGCCTACTCAGGCAAACCTCTATTCAAAATTACAGCACTTCAGGGCGGTGATGACTGCAAGGGCGTTGTCGGGTATATAGGCGGCATTGAAAACGGCCATATATACAAAGGTAATTTCATTGACGGCGACGGTGTCTACAATTATAACGACCAATATGACTATCGGGGGGTAATTCCCAAAACAATCCGCGACAGCATCGTGGAGGGCGGCTTTTATGGCAACACACTGTATAAAACAAAACGCATTTGGATACCTAACGCATTGGGAACCCCAAGCATGGAAAACCGTCGGCTTGTTATGAAGTTGCAGATACCGATGCTTTACGATGGACGCTACAATCCGTTTGAACAAGCCGATAACAGCCACAACATTCTTTACGACCGCATCAAGCAATACGCCAACACAATAGGTCTGCACATAAAAATCCGTTTGTATGCGGCAAAGACTGGCGGCTCGCCTCTGCTCTACTATCACAATTATGCGTTTGAAGACGCAATGTACACTATCGACAACCAGCGCAAATTGAATGACTACTCGCCATGGCGGACAGAGATTCCTGGCACTGACAGCAAAATTCCAGCTTTCATAATGTACAACAAGTTCGATGGGGCGCGAGTGGACGAGGAGGACTGCCCGTGCCTTGGCGGAATGCAAGATGGAGGAGTGCCATTCAATAATAAAAACACCACAACTTACGCCTTCCGTAAAAACAACGATGGTTTGTATATTCCATTTCCGAAAGTGGACAGCGGTCCTGCGGGATACTGGATGGAGATAGAAGTCACCGACGGCCTCTATATCTACGACGGCCGAAAAATGATAGTGAACGGTGACAGCAACTCTGCTATTTGGGAGAAATGCACCAAAAATTCCATTGGAGCCAATGACCACCGAGCATATTCCGATAGCCGCTGGTGGCTGGTTGGGTTTCCTACGGTGACGGTTGTGCAAAACGACCATCAGATATTTGAGGATGCTGAAGTCGAAGATATTGAACAGTCGGGCGTTGTCGACCCATACGCCGCCAACGAACTCAGCATTGACACTATCTGCGGCTGCGCAGAAAACCCGACAGCCAGAGGCGCTTTTTTTAACAGTGCAACTGGTGCACCTGTTGCTACATTAAGCCGTGGAGCCCGTTCGGATACCGCCGAGCAATTGCTGATAGGTACCATTTGCAGTCAATATGCAGAGCGACATATGAAACTGTCTGGCACTATCAAAAGCGTTGTGCCAGTTGGCGGACTGCAACTACTAACCGACACCCACTACCTTAATAAACGTTTTCTGGTCACAAGTGAAGTCTATAATGTCATTGAGGGGGAAAGTGAGATAACAATGGTTGAAGTCAGTCCTGATAACTATACGAGCGTGTGATTTAAACCGCAATTAAATACGACAAAAATGTACAATTTGATTACAAAAAAGTGTACATTTCGTTTTGAGGATTATAGAAGAGCCAGTGCGTCGTGTTCGCCCATAAGCGATGCCCACGCCAAG